GTCGCCGGGCATCAGTACGCCCCAGTCACTGTTAGGTTGCAGGGAGCCTTGGTACGGAGTCTGTGGAAGTGATATACCACCAGCAGCGTCCTGAAGGATCATCCCATACGCCTCAAGTTTTGTGGTGCCACTGACGCCAATAGCTCCGGTGAGGTACTGAACGCCGGTCATCGCGCCACCACTAAGCCCACTGTATGAGATAGTCGCTAATCCGGTACTGGTTTGAACGACAGCCTTACCCGAACCGGCGAACCCAACAAAGTCAGCAGTGGCGCTTAAACTAGCAGATCCGTTAAGGGACTCCAAGGTAGTGCCGCCGCCAGCATATGCAGTACTACACGCAGCATTAGGACAAGCGGATCCGGGTCCAGCAAACTGAGTCACTGTCTGGTTATACATATCCGCCAGAAGGTACCCATTGTTAGTGATTGTGCCGTTCCAAATCATAGTGTTGGCGCCCATTTGTAAGGATGGGTCAAGTACCGGGGACGTGCCTGAAGCTGGCGGAGACATCAGATAGACAATAGGACGACAGTCCCAGTTACCGTTGTTGGTTATCGTTTGGTTGTCATCCCTAGCAAAGTACTGGGTTTGCGTTGGGTACTGGTACAAGCGAGGATCCGTACAGTGGACCAATAACTGAATGTCCTGAGCCAGATAACCCTTCGACATTGCCAGGTCTATCTTCCATGCACGATTACCGGGCCGGCCCATTACCTGCAAGATAGGTGGATCCATAACTGTCAGAAGACCAGTATCTGGCCCAGTAGTAGGAGCGCCGTGGACTAGACTACCATCTCCAGCGTAACTCCCTAGATAGACTCCCGCCATACCGGGCACGTTAATGTAGAGCGTAGTCTCTGTAGTTCCTTGGGGTGAGAATACGCTACCGACAATATTGAGGTTCTGTTGCACAGTAGCGCCAGGATTAGGAGTGCCACCAGCCGCACAGTCTCCCTTGAAAATAATGTCACGACCGGCGAGTAGATCAAAGCCTATAAACTCACCAGTATCACGAGGGCGCCCAGAGTTACCTATGCGCAGCCCCTCAATGTCGAGGCCGTCTATCTCTTTCCAATCCACTCCGTTGTAGCCCATGCCAAATCGGTAGCTGTTGTAGCAGGCCATATAGCCCGAGAAGACTGAGCCATCGGTTGGCTGCAACAGCCCTATAAGGCCACTGGTTAAGTCGATATACGGCGGAACGCCTGCCATTACTTGCTCGGTACTTTCGTTCTCATGGTCCATCCTACCTTGGCCGCTATAGCCGTAGAATCTGTAGGGTTAATACCTGTGATCTCAATGTGAACACCAGAGCCAGCGAACTCAGTATTGGCCTTCTGTTGCTCAATGGAGATCAAAGCATTCTGCTTAGCCTCGGCTGTCTTGCCGCTGTTCTGAATAGCACTCAAGGTAGCTTGCGCCGTGGCGTTGTGCTTGTTAGCAATGTTCTGTGCTTGATCATACGCACGGTCTGCCTTAGCTACTAGGCTGGCTTGATGCGCCTGGGCACCGGTTAAGTGCGTTCCCGCTAAAGTCTGTGCGAGTGAAGTTCCGCCAGCCTGCGCCGCATTAGCAATCTTCTGTATAAGACCGACGCTAAGGTCCGTGTGCTTTTGCACAGTATCCATATGGACCTTGGCAGCAGATACAGCAGCATCTCCCGCCTTAGCAGTCTTAGCAACCACGACCGACTGAGCATCTGCTGCGGATGTCCACTTCAATGTTATGACATCCAAGTGGACTTTCATTTCCTGAGTGACAAGGTTAAGACCATAGAGACCACGCTCGCCAAGAGTATCGGCAGTGATTGCAGCCTTGTCAGCGATAAGATCGGCAGACTGCGTAGCCCGAGCGCTAGCAACAGTGGCATTATCAGTAATCTTTTGTACGACCTGTGCGGCCATATCCTGTATGATTGCCGTCTGGTCCGTATATTGCGTAGTTTGCATAGCTAGCTCAGAGTTCAAGTTTACCTGAGTCAGGTTAGCCTCCAGCTGCCCATAGTACTTCAGCTCAGCATTATAGGTAGCAAGTATTTGTTGACCCTGCTTGTCGAGGCCCTTCGAGAATAGAGTGTGAACCTCATCAATCATTTTATTGAATGAGCCACTCGTACTCTTACCTACCTGCGCCAAATAGTTACCTTGTGTAAGCTGCGGACCGCCAGTAGTGCCACCAAACTCCGTCTGTGGGCGCAAGGACTGAATGGTGCCAGTCTGCAATGCTTGCTGCATAGTCTGTAGCATTTGCTGTGACGCTGTTATCAATGGATTCTGTTTGAATCCAGCATCGGATGAAGTAGAAGATGCTGGCTTTTTCTTAGCGTCCGCTGCTAAGGCTGCCGCTGCCGCAGTCATTGCCGCATTCGCAGCATCCTCTGGGTTAACCGGAGTAGCTTCCTTATACCTCTTCTCCGCTGCCTTAAGTGCGGCTGGATCCTTACGATAGTGAGCTAACTCAGCCTCTTGTCCTTGTATCTGCCTAGTGTCAGCATTCCAAAGACCACTATGCGTTGCAACCTTAGTGTAATTGTCAAACATAGCTTTAACTTGAGCAAGCGTATCGGTAGGGTAGTATTCTTTCTGCTCACCCTTTAAGAATGATGTATTGTGTTCCTGGCTGTATCCTTTAGCAAATGCTTGCGGGGTACCGTGCCACTTACGCCCCATATACTCATCTTCCGTACCTGTAGACCCCAAAGCGTTACGGTTATTGATCTCTAGGTTTATCTGCGCCTGTGCGTTCTTAAGTACATTCGGACCGCCCTGACCGATAGTGTTCTCGTAGGATTGAGTGGTGTTAACGACCGCGTTGCCCTGTGCAATCCTCGCCGCATCAGCAGCCTTCGAGACTTCGCCCCACCCGAGAACTACTGCCGCAAGGCCGGCCAGCACAAGGCTAAGGCCCATGGTCATTCCGGCCTCGGAAGCTTCTACCTCAGGCGCCGCCACCCGGGCAGCGGTCCCCACATCTAGCATACCAGTAGCGGCTAAGTCAGCTTGCGCCGCAACCTCACCATAAGAAGTAGCTAATACAACATTAGCGTCGGCAGCAGCCTGCGCAGCTCTCGCCACCGCCCCTTCGCTGGCCATAATGTCAGTAAGACTTACACTGGCCTTCACGATTGAGGCAGTCATAGTGTCAATAGAAACCTGTAGTGCATCGGTACCGCTAGTGGCTTCCTTAGATTGCAGGCCAAACGTATTGAATCGGTTACCTACTGTTAAGAATGTCTGCCCAAGGTTAAGAACTGTTTCACCTAAGAACAGGAGAACGCCGAGAACTATAGGCCCAGCAAGTACAGCACCTAAAGCTATAGCGACGACCTTGTACTTCTCGAACCAGTTAATGACCTTCGAGATTTCTACCTCTAACCTCTGAATGACATCAACAACATCGTGGCCGATAGTCACACCGAAGTTGTGCAGCTCGGCACGAGATTCCGCTACCTGACCGGCGAAGGTTTTAGAGAATGCATCCGCCGCTCCCTTAGTCCTATCACGTAGAGTTTCAAGGATCTTATTAATGGTGCCTACCGAAGTGGCATAGTTAATGTTAGCGTCCTTAACGGCCAACTGAGCTGATGCCAAAGCTGCCGACGCTGCCACACCTACAAGCTGTCCATCGCTCATCTTCTGTTGTACGGCAGTTAGTTGCAGTTGAGCCTTAGCCGCAGCTTGCTGTTCAGTTACCAATGAGTGGAGTCTGCCCGAGGACACATTCAGGTTAATGCCCCACGAGAGCAGGGTACGAGTCGAGCCGCCATACACATGGTCTAGAGCATCAGCCGCAGCGGCCAATGACACGTTCTTATAGCGGGCCAAATCCTCGACCAAGCCCATATCCGCAAAGGCTTTCTTGGTACCGCCAGTTGCCATGGTCAAGTTCGCCATAGACTGCGCAACGTCAGTGTTATCAAACCCCAACTTTGCTGCCGCAGACGAGGCAGCACCTAGCTGCTTATTGGATGCAGCTATCGTGGAACCAGTATTCTTTGCCACAGTGTCGAAGGACACTAAAGCCTTCTCATACCCATCCCACAGCTTAATTCCCTCACCGGCTACTGCCAATCCGCCAGCAATGCCGGCGAACACAGAGATCTTACCAATAGACTCTAGACTAGACTTGAAGCCGCCCAACTTCGTAGTGTTGGACGAAATCTGTGTGCCCATCTTTGTCATGACATTACCGAATGGCAATCCCATGCTATTCATTTCATTGCCTATAGACGTGAAGATACCGCCCATGCCTTTGGCCTTCGAGCCAAACCCGGACGCAAACTTCTCACCCATGCCGGAGCCGGATGAGCCACCCTTAGCCTCCATCTCATCGAAGTCGGCCATGGTTTTGAGTTTACCCTCCTCAAAATCTGAACGATTCATGAGGAGATACACCGTGACGTGCGCCGTAACTTTAACCACCCGCCTTGCGATATGTCTTACTACGATACTGATTACCTAGTTTCGCAACAGACATTTTAGCCTTAGTTTCAGGAGTACGATTATTGGCAGCTATAGATAGCTTAGAGCCAGATGGTGCTCTGTATACTCGTCCCATTTATTCCTCGGCATCAAAAAGTTTTTGCAGTTCAACTGACATAACAAGATCGGCATCTTCAGTTACTTCTCGGGCGGCAATCTCGATGAACGGGAGAGTATGCTGCTCTGCCCAGTTCCAAGTAGTACGATCCGATCCGGCCTGTGGAAAGACAGGGTGACTAAAGGTGCGCTTAAGTTCTCCACCATCATAAGCAGCGGTAGGACCATCTGCCCGAATGATAGGTCCTAACCGACTGACATCCCATTTGATCCCCTTACGATCCATGTTATGCGGCGCATGGGCACGAGCAAGTAGAGCAGCGTCCCTTGCCATATCCCGAAGGGCCCGGTCAGTAGCCCGCCTTGTGCCCTGCGTTATACGGTCCATGTAGCCCTTGGCCGGTGTAGCATCTACCCTCATCATAGTACCCATTTATTACAGGCCCTTCATTCCACCCAACATTGGGAGGATAGTCTCAAAGTATACGTTCTCTATCCAATAGACCCATCCGATGTATTCGAGGAATGGTCTGCTTTCAGCTTCAGAGGGACTAATGCCAAGGACGAAGCCGATGTAGGGGTAGAAACCCCAGAGTTCTTCTGGATCTCCGTGGATAAGCTTGCCCCATCGGAAGGCAAAGGAGGGTCCACTTGCTTGTTCTCATCTGACAACAGTACTTGCAGCAGCTCAGGCGCCTCGGGCTCCTCGGGCTCCTCGGGCTCCTCGTAATCAAACGAGTCTATTAGAGCCCCAGCAGCTAGATCTATATTAGCCGGCAAAGGGATAGATTTATCAGTCAGCCCACCCCATGCCACCCATGCCATACAAGCTAGAGCATCAGGATCTCCACGGAATATAGCAACTGTAAATCGCACGAGGCTACCAATAGACGGGTACCATCTCTTGATTTGCTTTAGAGTCTTATAGGTAAGATCCTTCTCAATGTCGAAGACTTCCTCATTACCATTCAATGTTAATCGAATGGGCGGCACTCTCTGTATGGTTGTAGGTACTCCATCACTGACAAAGGATCCCATAACTTCGCCCACTGAGAAATCAGGGAAGTTCGTGGGATCCTTTATTTTCTTACCAGCCTTGCGGTGGGCAATCCAAATAAGGCACGCTAGTGCATCAGGGTCGCCAAGAGAGGCAGCTATAGTGAAAGCTTGGTAATCCCCCAGATCGGGGAACCAGCCTTTGATGTTACGAAGTTCAGTTAAGCCAATGTCTCGCTCTGGCGAAAAGCTAAGCTCCTCGCCTTTAAAAGTAAAGGTACTTGCGGGCATAATACTTTTCCTTTCGTGATTAGACTGAGAAACCGCTGTCCTTGGTAATAAGAGAGAAGCTAGGACTGGCGCCACCGGCGCTAATAACGCCCTTAAGGTTAATGGTGTTCTTCACAATGTCCAAGCCTTCCAGTGGCGCTTCACCACCAGACTGAATGATAAGCTGCGGGAGAGTAAGAGCGAAGGTGTCGTAGTTACCAGACGAAGCAATCTGACCGCCAACTGCCTTGATAACCGTAGAACCCAATGGAGTGTAGTACGGGTACTGGAACGAGTACGCACCAGTGCCACCAGTTTGTGCCCCAATGAACAGGTCGAAGATATCGGACTTAGACGTAGGCGTATAGTCCATATCTAGGGCTACTGCAACCTCAATAAGACCGTTAGTCACCGGCTCCTCTTTGAACTCCCGACCAATGTACGCACGGTCGGTAGCTAGTTTTGGCGTTAGGGTGACAGTAGCCTTGCGACAACCATCGACGCTGTTTCCGCCCACTGTAAAGAGCGAGGAGCTATTCGGCATTGTGAAAGGCACGAAACCAACAGGCTCAACCGTATCAGCAGCGAGGGCCGGGGTGTCAGTCTCCACGACGAATGCATAGTCCATGTCGTAGGAGAAGGTGACGATGTTGTCCCTCGGGAATACAAACTCGGCCTTGGTGATCTTACCGTTCACATAGTCCTGATAGTGGAGGTTACCACCAGTGTCAGGGACGGCCAGCTCGGCGTCGATCCATGAACCGTCCTGCACATACAAGCCAGCAGGAGAACCACTGGCAGCAGTAGTGTCAGTAACCGTGTAGGCTGTTGAACCTGTGGCTGCAAATTCGAGGGGCGTCGGAAGGGCAAGCCCACCGAATACCTGGGCCAATAGGAGCGACATATTCGTGTTAATGAAGTCGCCGGTTAGAGATAGTTGAGCGTCCAAATAGACAGCAACGTTAGCGGATCCGATGTCGATGACACCCGAGCCACTTTGGTAACGAATGTACGGTCCACCCTGTACCTTGTGTGGGTTATACGTACCCTTAGCTGACTTGACCGGAATCATTACATCCGGCGCCACGAAGCTAGCTAGGACGGCATAGTCAGCCGCTGTGTTTACACCTTGTGCAATGGCGAAGTAACCGCCCACACCACTTCCGATTCCAGCCAATGTACTACTCCTTTGTGCGGGCCATGGTTCTAATCCTATGGCAGTTTGAACAAACTACATTACACTTTTCTACTTCAGCTATAACTGTACCCCACGAACAAGTACCCATATCGGAGATATTGAATAGCTTTTCTGTTCCGGGCAAGTGGTCTAAATCCAAGCAGAACGGATGATCTATAAAGTGTTCACCACAGTCTTGACAACCGATTATCACTTTATATATGCTCACACAAGCATAAACTAAATCACGATGCTTCTTAGCATATGCCGCACACTTCTCGGCATTCCTTTTCTTCCATGCTGCATTATTAGCTGCAACCTTTTCAAGGTTACGTGCTTTCCATCTAGATTGCGGGGTATCTGTGGGCACCGGGCAGTGTCCTTTCTAAATCGGAGATACTAAGGATCTGAACTCGAACGACCATCGAAGGGTACCCTGCCAGCCGGCCTGAGACTCGCCCTGAAAGCCGGGAGAGTGAGTGTAGTTACCAATGTGCGCTTTGACTTCAAAAGGGTGCGGATAGGAAGTGATACCGAGAACGGGGATACCGTTGCCGCCACGATTTGTCACAACTGCTGCCATAACCACGTTGGTCATTGTGGCGTAAACCTGGGCCATGATGTCGCCAGGAACGGTCCCATCACCTTCTGTCGGGCCGCTGCCAGTGAACGTCGTGCAGTACCCCTCAATATTGAACGACTCGATGAAGGTATAGCCAGTAGCCTCGATGGTATACTCGTCATCGAATACGCCTTCTACAACGATGTAGCTTGCCGGCTCAAACTGTTCTAGATCAGCCTGAACGACATAGACAGGTGGAGTCTGTGCGGCTGCCAATGTAACAATGAAGCCATACAGCGCAGCATACGAGGCCGGTGCAGCAGAGGGCAAAGTGGTGGCGGTCATGGCTAACCAATCGTTTGCAAGTGGTAGCTCTCGAATATCTGGGCTATCTCGTTCGGTACGCCCGGCCACAGGCCGTCCCCGCCTTGCGTTTTCGGCCCAGCATCCTTAGTGAATGTACGGGATGCCTGGTACCAGTGCCTCCACCAGAAGGCCACTAGGTTGACGGTCGCCATCCATACGTTGCTAGGCACAGGGTCGTATCCAGCGACGTATGTTACCTCAATGTTCCTTGAGCCTGGGAAGAATGGCTTGGGCCAAGATCCGCCAGCAAAGGTGCGCATGATCTGGCCGGTGTCATAATCCACCTGAACACCATCTATAGGGTTCTCCGGCGTAGACTCAGCGCACTGAACCATGCCTCCGGTGGACTGCCACTCCTGACACTTTATAAGCTCGACTATGGGCGAGTAATGAAGTTGGATATACTCTCCGGACCAGCCGTCGTGCCTCTCATAGAACGTCGTCGGGCATAGAGGACGGTTCGCTATATCCTGAGCAGTGTAGCACGCCATGTCGATGATGCGTTGCAATATCTCAGACTCATTGCTACCTACTGCCGGCGCCTGCGTAAACTGCAACCAGGCCAGTACTTCCGGCACGTCGAGATAGGTCGTCCATTGCACGGAACCAGCAGGGTTGTGTGCTGTCGGATTGAACCCTCCGGGCGTGCCCGGCATAAGGTCTGAGATGTCGATAGTGGTGATCGGCTTACCGAGAACGAGATCTCCAACCTCCCCGCCCAACAGACCATTCGACTTAACATAGGTCACGTCCAGCGCAGTGACGCCGCCAACGAGACTGTAGCTATTCACTAGGTAAATGGCGTAGTTGTTAGGGTTGGACCCGTTGTATATGACGACGTTGCCACCGACGAGAGAGTCTACCCAATCCGCTACAGATCTACCGATAGAGTCCGTTATGCTAACAAACACGGAGGATACTGCGGAATAAGCGGAGGAGTTGAAGTTCACAATGCCAGGGCCAGTGACACCGGCCGTAGTACCGTTCACAAACGAGAACGAGTACGGGGTATCGTAGGCCGGTATCTGAATCGAGTAATCTCGCTGTTGACCCTGAGCATTGACTGTACTAAACTGCTCGGTGACTTCGTACCATGCCCCTAAGTAGGGAACGGTGTCTAGGTCGCCATTCGCATAGAACGATTGTGAAATCTGCCCGCTACCGTCAAGAGTAAGAACCTTCGAGTTTGGAGATACAACGACACCGCTGTTACTCATAACTTCTGACAGTGTAACTGTCAAAGTGCCGAGTAGCGGGTCGGATCCATCTGAGAACTTGCCTGTGAGTGCGACGGGCGTAAAAGCCATTTAGGTTTATTCCTCAATCGTTGCGCTGTTAATGCCGGGGTACTCCCCATCTACTGCACGCTCGACAGTGCCGGCCTTGTTGGCTCGGGTGGACTTGCCGGCGCCGCGCTCAGTGGCCGCAATCTCCTTGTCGATCTCTTTGGCCCGGTCCGGGTATCTCGCCTTCTCTGCTCGCAGAGCGGTGAGATATGCTTCGGTCCTATCGGCCACAACAGCCCCCGTATCTAGTGTCTTCTCGGTTGGCACCGGTTGCGCCCTGTAATAAGCAAGTTCCTTGTCTATGGCTGCGACATGCTTGGCGTCCCCTTTGTGGGACTCGCGCTCACGTTCGAGAGCCTTAATCAAAACTCTGGGATCTGACATTTGGCATACCTTTCGACTGGGTCAGAACGGGGAGTAAACGTTGCCCGCCGTACGACTCCCCGCTCCAACGATTTAGATACCCGGCTCTTTTACGGCAGCTTGCCGGATACTAACCCTGCTGCAAAGGGTCAGGTTGTCATAATAACTAAGGACAACCTATAGGTTGTGACGCTTAGTTATTATGATAACCTATAGGTTGTGACGCTTAGCTAGCAAACGTCGGGGTGACGAGTCCGGTGCCTTGGATAACGAAGTTAGCGTTGGCGTACCGAGCTGCGGTGTAGGCGATGTAGCCATAGATCTGAAGCAACACAGACATCTGGTTGCCATAGGTCTGAGGCAGGACCCTAGTCACGACAGGCGACTCGAACAAGTAGTTCTCCTCGAAACGTCCACCCAGGATGACAGACTGGTTAGCACTAGCGCCAAGCTGCTGGGGAAGGTTAGCGTCTTCATAGGTATCGAGTCCGAAGATTCGAGTACCAATAGCGCCCTCGCCCATATTCAGTCCCTCGTCCGTAGCAGTGGCAGCCGCATTGAACGGGCCGAGGTAGGACGGAACAACCAAAGGCCGACCCGCAGAGTCAAACTGCGAAGCAATGAACTCCCAGTACGTCGGGCTCATAAAGCAGTGCGTGGACGGAAGGAACAACGTATTGAATACGTCGGCCTTAGCCTGACCAAGCTGCCCGTAAAGGCCCTTGAGGGTAGGAGTAGCTTGCGTCCAAGTGACAGTCTGTACGCCAGTGGTATTCAGAATACCAACGACATCGGCAGAACCTGCGCCGATCTGCTCGAACTGGTTAGTGCCATTACCGGATGCGACAGCGACATCGACAGCCTGGGCGTAAGCCTTGCCCAAGTCCTTGAATGCCATCTGATCGAAGGCGATAGGAGAGCGCTCAAGAAGCTGCAAGGAGATCAACTGTCCACCGGCCTTGAGGACCACCGGCAAGCTGATGTATGCAGTCTGAAGGTTCTGCATGAGCACCGGGGTATTCTCCCCACCCGACTGCGGGCCAACGGCAGTGCCGCCAACCACCTTCGGGATATTGATGTTCATGGTACCGTCAGGCAGAGGCTGCTTGTTCTGGCAATCCGCAAGGGGACGGCCGGCACGCATGAATGCAATCCACTCTAGCGTCTGGAACAACGGAGGAACAAACTCTCCACCAGCGCCCTGAGTAATGCTCAATGCACGCTCTTGAACGGATCCCGCAAAGTCACGGTACGAATAAACGTGGCCGTGGTTGTCTTCACGAGGGTTCTTAGCCTCAATCATCTGATCGAGGAAGTACTGCTCCGGTCCGCTGCGAGTGATCTTACCGTCAATCTCAGAGGCCACAATGTGGTTCTCTGCGCCGTGGCGCTGAAGGCGCTCAACTGCACCGAAGTACCGAGCCCCGAGACCAGCACCGAAGCCGGCGATAGCGGCGTCCTGAAGGAAGGAACGACCGTTCCCCTTCTCGTACACACGGTGCTCAGATAGCTTGGTCATTTGGCCGTCACCCTTGAGGGCGTAGCCGGTGCCGTACTGCATCCGAGCCTGTGCGGCTTTCTTCTCTTGGCGCTCAGTCTTACGAGCCGCTTCGGCCACTGCAATAGCGTCCTCACGGCCCTGAATCTTCACGGTCAACTCGCCCCGAGAGAAGTTTTCCTCCGGGGTGAAATCACGAGTCTCCGTGGCTGCGGTATTGACCACAGTCTCCAACTCAGTCACGAGCGCTTCACGCTCGGTACGGAGTGCGGCAAGAGCCGCCTTCGATTCCTTACTCATAGTGTGCCCTCCAATAGGCTTGTTGGGATATTCCGACATTGTGTCATGTGGACATATTGTCGGGATTTTCTTACAACAAGTGGTTCCCATCAGTCCGGCTCTCAGGGCATGAGAGTGGTGCTTCGGTCCCGGCTTGCAGGTAAAGGACTAGCCCTCTTTAGTGTTCCAGAGTAGCCAGCAAGGACAGAGGGTCTTAGCCGCCTTTACGTTGTCCTTGTTATTGTCGAAAAGCATAGCGATGTCGTTGTCCGCAATCGCTTTTGCCTTCTCGGTGTCGTGGGGCTTAGGCAGTACGATCAGCTTAAAATAGCTGCCTTTGCCGAAGCCCAGTCCAATGAGATAAGCCTCTTTACTAGCGACATCTGCTTTGGTTACTGTATCTTCCTCAACCCCAGTGATGATATACACGTGGTTCGCACCCGCCTGTAAGGACGAGCACAACGCTAACATCTCGGCTGGGAATGCGTCGAGTACCCCGTCAATGTCGAATCCAAAATTCATGGCTTAGACGATGTACCACTGACCGCCAATGGCGACAAAGCTTACGGCGCCAGAGTCAGCGACAGAAACAGCACCAGTAGCGCCATTAACCTTAACGCCGGCAGTCTTCTCAGCCGCAGCCAAAAGCACGGTGACAGCACCACTAGCGCCGGCCACGGACACGTCCGAAACCTTAACGAATGGCCCAGCAGCATTAGGCGCCGTGGGGTAATAGGGAGGCCCAGAGGCAATCGCAGCCTGCGAAGGCTGAACGGCGACCTTAGGGAAAATCCCTGTAATGACAGGTAGGGTGACGGTGACGGGCTCCACGTCAGGCTGGCAAAGCACTACATCGCCGGCTACAGCGTTGTAGTTCACGGTGCCAGAGGCGCCAGTCGAGCCGACGAAAGTCGCCTCACCGAGATACGGTTCTCCATAGCTAGGCATATTCCTTTATGTTTGAGGCCGAGAATCTCTCAGCAGTTCTTATTGGTAAGGCACTATCGCCTAGAGCGAAGTCTCAATAGCTCGACTTGCGCCCTAGCTACATGGACTGCTCCCTCGGCACTTCTAGTCCCGGCGCCATCGTTGGGCAAAACGGGGTTGCCATCATTCAGACTGCCAGTATCAAGTCCACCATTATTACTCGCCAGGTTCTTACCCTTTGCGGGTTCTGTGTCTCCGAGCGTAGCCCGGATAGCAGTCTCGGCTTCAGCGATTCCGGTGCTCACGGCCTTGACGCCATTAGCGCCTTGCCCAAGAGCATCGAGAGCATCCTTAAGCAGTTGCTCATTGGCGCTCGATATAGTCTTGCCGGCACGGATACTCTCGATGGCATTCACCACTGCGAAGGTACGGGCTCGGCTGCAATACATAAACTGGGGCTGGGATACCATTCGCTCGTCCATATACTTCAAGGCTCGGATAGAATCTTCAAGGATAGGCTCGCCCTCTTGTCCTAGTTGGCGCGTATTCACGTATTCCGTGAACATCTCCCCAGCAGATCTAAAGGTAGCCATGCCCTCACGCCCAACAATGTCGAGCATAGAGGAGCGGATACCGACAGAGGTCAACTTATTGGCAGGAGACTTGACAACAGATGCGTCAAATAGCTGAAGCTCTAGGACACTACGCTTGCTGTATTCCTCATTCCAAGCATCCTTAGTCGCCCTGAATGAGAAGGACATCTTGGAGTAGTCGCCACGCTTAACACCGGACACGAGGTTCCGGCTAGAGGTATTGTCTAAAATATCTAGGCGAGCCTCACTACGAAGCCCCCTAGCGTCCTCGGCCAGATCCATAGTGCGGCCGGAGTCAGGGTGCCACGAGGCCAATACATCGCCCTTATGGTCTACGAGGTAAGGCACATACTCAGACTCTTTGAGAGTTTTACCGAACGCTCCGGGCTCGATTGTTTCGTCGTACTCACCCATCCAGTCACGACACGCATAGGCGTTACCCGTAGTTGAGGGCCAGCCAACTAGGCTAGCCTCTGCGGGGTTCTCTCCCTCGGTACGCACCTGGAAGTCAGCGACCGTAGGCGGCTCAATCTCTCGCAGTGACCAGTGTTTCTTCGGCACTGCCGGCACCTTGTCCGGCTCGGCCGACTTAGTTTCAATCGGCACGTAGGTAGTGACGGTCTTCACGGTAACCGCCTTACCTACGTCAACCTCGCTCCCATTGAGCGTGTATGGGGCTGAAAACTTCTCGCCGTCCTGACTGAAGATAACGGAGTCATCGTCAAAGTCTTGGACATAGATCCACGAGTCGCTATCGTCCTTACCCTTCTTGTTGAACTTGGCCGTTACGGCAGTGCTCAAAGCGTCCATCAGGTCGCCATAGGACTTGCCATCTCGCCACTCGGCTTCAGCATAGTGCTCCCGCATTGTGACAGATTGAGCCTCGGCCTGCTCCTGAGTTACTTCCATAACGACATACCTCCTACATACAACAGGGTATCATATGCATACCCTCTACGTCCAGTAGTTTGATTAGCCAACATTATTGCCTCCTGGTAGAGGGATCATTGTCCCCTGAGAGTCATCATACTTGAGGCCGAGCTTGGCGGCTATTGGATTCATTTCGTCCCCATAGTCCCAGCTCACCTTTATTCCATTCTCCTCTAGCATCCTATTCTGCGCTGCTAGAGCTTCCAAAATCTCGACGCTCTCAATGTCATACTCGGTAGGATCGTCCCACCCTAGTACATAGAGATCAGCCTCTATCTGAATAGGATTAATGGGCATTAGGGTTGTACTCCTTCAGATATTCTTCGGCATTTGCCTTAAGGCTAGCGGGCGCTGCTTTCCAGCAAGGTAGCTGTGTCCAACCTAAAATAACAACTCGGTTAAGCATCCCGCCAGGGCACAATCCTTCGAGAGTAGTCACAGGTTCATGAGTGTATGGATCCCGAACGTCCCAAACCCTAGTTTTGATCCAATCCTCGTCATAGTTATTAGGCGCCATAGTCAGCCGCATCCTCTCGATAGACCTTTGATACATTACCAATAACAGTCATTTCGTGCTCATTGAGACACCCAACACCAGTACGGGCCGTAGACATAATCTGTGAGGCGGGTATCTGCGCCGTTAGCAAGGAACCATACGGACTTCCGAAAGAACCTATTGCCACATCGAGAGAGGTAGACCACGAGGATATAGGGCGCATCTGTGCGGTCTGTATTATGTCGTGCGCCTGCGTAGTTATGCCTTTATCATTAGGTCCGGTAGGGACATTCTGTGTCGTCCCGAGATCCGCAGGATCGTCGCCTTGCGCCCTGTATAGGAGAACAGTAGCCACTCCCTGATCCTTAAGCATTTGCTGGGTATCAGTGTATTGGGCTCGAACAAACTCTTGCGCCACTGCCTGATTGTTACCTTGAGAAAGCAAGCCAGCCTTATCTGCCAAATAGCTACTAAGTGCTGAGTTCAAGTCTGGTGATACAACTGAGCCCCAACGCATAGAGTCCTGAAGTCCAAACTCTTTCTCAGCAGCGCTCTGAATAGCAAGAGACAGCGCGTTCGAGTCATTAGAGGTACCGGCCCAAGCGCTAACAAGTGTAGCTACTGCGGCCTCTCGCTCTTTACCCGCCGACCATAGAGTAGCTGCGGGTGAATCAGGCTGCATTGAAAACGGTGTAGCAAGACCTGGATGCTCCGCAAGACCAGCCAGTGCAACTATGTCCTTAGTCGAGGCCGTCATACTGGCAGACAGCCTGTCGGTAACATCGGCTTTGCACGCCTTCTCCGTATCAAGACTGTACTTGAACGTCTCATTAGCTGCGCCGTATTGTCCAGCCACCAGCGGGCTATTGACTCTGTCCAAGCCCGCCGTAGTAATAGTGCCCAGCGCCGAACCGGCTGGACCTTGCTGAATGATTGCTACAGCGGCCCTAAGAGTAGTGACATCTACCGGTGCTGGCGGAGGCGTTACCGATGCCGGCGCCGGTGCATATAGAGTCCCAACATTCGTGATATCGAGGTCAGACATATCGCTCAACGGTACATCGGTAATTGTTGGGTTAACCTCGTGAGATCCGCCCTGCCCAGACTTCGAGGCGATACCCTGTGCCGAGCCAGATGCTACATACCCTTCCGTTTGATCTCCCTCATGCCCCCACAGCATTGCCTGAGCCTCGGGCATAATGATCTTAAAGCCGAGCATTGCCGAGACTATAGGAGTCGCCTCTTTAAGGG